GCTTTGCAAGCTTTTACTGCCAAGAAAACTTTAGAAGAACAACGATACGAACTTCAACAGTTTATTAAGTTTACTCATGGTACACACGCATGGACTGAGCTATTAAAAATGGAAGGTGAGATTCGTAAACGTAGACAGAAAGAAATATATGATAGGCAAATACTAAGGCAAAAGATTATTATGATAGTAGCTTTGACTGTTGTGCTAGGTGTTGGTATATTTATTCTTGGTTTATTTGTTTATGGACTTGTTCAATTAGATAGGGGTAATATATAGAATGACACCTGAAATGCTAGACAGATGGAAAATCCTCCCACGCCTGATGATGCTAGCTATGACTGTTGTTTACATTAGGTGCATTGAGTGGGCATTGAGTCAGCCTGACCTGACAACTCAACAGGCTGGCTTGGTGTCTGTTGTGACAGGTGCTATGACTGGTGCTTTCGCTATCTGGCTAGGAAAGGAAACAAATAATGGAGTATAGGTATGGGGGTAAGCTTGTAAAAGGTAATCCGAAAACTGTTGGTGAATTTAGAGCTTTGCTAATAGAAAGAAATCGTACCATTGAAAATATAAAAGCTAGAGAAGAAAGATTAAATAACCCTGAAAAAATGAAAGCGTATGCTAAAGGTAGGAATACTGTAGAGTATATGACTAAGCTAGCAAAAGATAACAATGCTCATAATAAAAATAGAGTAAAAACAATGGATAAGTTTTTAAACTCTAAGGAAGGAAAATCTCTTTTTAAGCAATCAGAAGAAGAAAAAAAGAAACCCAAGAAAAACTATAAATTTAGAAATATAAAAATGGGTGGCTCTTCCCAAAATACTTTTGAAGTTGGTATGCCTACACCAGAACTGGTTAAGGATTTAAAGCCTTATAAGAATCCTTTGTGGAATATTAAGAAAGGAAACAAGTAATGATACTTAAAGCACTACAATTAGTAGGTGGTATGGCTAATACTTGGATGGAATCCAAAGCTGAGTCACAGAAAATAAACCTTGAGATAAAAAAGAAACAATTAACTGGTGATATCGACTGGGATTTGGAAGCTATGAAGAACTCAGCCTCCTCCTGGAAGGACGAATATTTGGTTTTGCTCTTTAGTATTCCTCTGATTCTCTGTTTTCTAGGTGAGTGGGGTAGGAATATAGTAGAACAGGGCTTCAGAGCCTTAGAAACCATGCCTGAGTGGTATCAAATAACTTTAGGCTGTATAGTGGCTGCAAGTTTTGGCATACGTTCAGCGACTAAATTCTTTGGGCTAAGAAAGAAGTGATAAGTTTTGGTTCTTTTAATAATAAATATGATAAACATGTTGCAAACAAATCTTTGCACCGAGATTGGGAAATTAGAAACTTTAGGAGTAAGAACATGGCATTTAAATTATCACAAA